ATAGGGTGCTTGACCTAACAGCAGAAAATATACATAATATAGACATTCTGGAAAAGTTAAACGACGAACAAGCCAGGCAATGGGGCATGCCTCACGCTATCTATATTTCTTTTGTGCCAATGGATCCAAAGGATTGTTTTAAATTTACTCCAGATGATGACTGGGACGAGTATAAAGCACCGTTTGAACGACGGGTAAATTGGCAAACAACCAGCCTTAAAGAAATTGCTGTAGTTGACAGTGTGCTCAAAGCTGCTAGAACCCTTGCGCCAACAGCATATACTATTAGTATGTTAGCTAGTAATATACAAATACCGCACAATCACATGCTGGCTAAAAATCTACACATTTTAAAATCGCACGGCATGAAAGTCGATCTTTTGGAGAAACAACCAAATGAAATCACAGAATACGATTACAAATTATTTGCACAAACACTATTGGAAGAAATAAACTAATGAAAATATTAACAGTTGATGATACTGTATATGAACTAGATGTCTTGCCTGAGCAGGTAGATGATATCCGGTTTGCAATACTGGACAACAGCGATCCCACTGCGGTAGACTATTTCTTTTTGCCATTGATATATCTAGAAGGATTTACCAGTCCTGCACTGGTACTGAAAATTGGCGAGCACACTGTAAAAATGCCCATGGACTGGAAAATTCTAATTGCAGAACCTGACTGCGGCGAAATGGAAGTTGTTCCATTGACCAGTTTAAATGATCGTGGGTTTAAAACATTTGTGTATAATCCAAGAAGCAGTTATAGACCAGAGTACGCCGATGTAGAAATCATCGACGTGTACAATGATGTTAGCTGGTACGCACCCAAGCTTAAAAATGGGCAGATTCTCGCAGTGCCCTTGAGCAATGATGATTCTCCAGAATGTGCATATTTTGTCAAAGACATCAGCCGACATTGTGAAATTGTAGACATTAACCAGGCTTGTTAAATGGATAAACTTCATATATCAAATGAGATGCGCGAGTTTGATCTAAAAAATCGATACTTTTATGACGAGCTCACCGACGAAGAACGCAAAAAATTTGGCTTGTATCTCATGATACGCTGGGGAAGCAGTGTAGAAGGTAGTCGTGATCTGCAAGAGTTTTATGTGGTCGCTACCAACGAAAGACTAAACAAGCACTATTTTGATATCAAAGGACATCCAAAACTGCATTGGTTGTTATGTACTACAGTCAGTCCAGGGCTTGGCGCTCATAGGCACAAGTGGATTGGCTATAAAAAGAAAACCGGAAACGACAGTAAAAATCGCAAGCTGTTGGAAAGAGTGTATCCCAACGCCAAGAATGACGAGATTGACACACTGCTAAAGATCATGGACAATAAAGATTACAAGAAACTTCTACAAGAACACGGAGAAGACTAATCGATGTTCAAGTGTGAGTATTGTAGCAGAGAGTTTGCCCGAGAAAGCACACTTACAGCGCATGTTTGTGAGCAGAAAAAAAGACACGACCAACAGAACGAACGTGGTGTACAGCTCGGCTATCATGGGTTTTTAGAATTCTATCGCAAATCACAAGGCAGTGCCCAGACTAAGACCTATGAAAGCTTTGCAGTCAGTCCTTACTACAGAGCTTTTGTAAAGTGGGGCTGGTACTGTGTGAACACCAGAGTAATCAATCCAGAAGGATATTTGCACTGGTTATTGGACAACAATAAAAAAATTGATGTATGGGCAAAAGACAAACAGTACAGTGAATATCTCGAAAACTATGTATACCAAGAAAATGCCACAGTGGCTCTTACTAGAGCACTTGAGCTAGCTGTAGAATGGCACGAAGAAACAGGGTATCCAGATCGAGACTACTTGCGTCATGCAAATCGCAACGGATTGTGCTATAAAGTAGCATCAGGAAGACTCAGTGCATGGGTACTTTACAACTGTCCAAGTGGTATTGAATTCTTAGAAGATCTCACAGTGGAACAAATTCAAATGGTTTGGCCTTATATAGACAGTGATCGTTGGCAACAAACTTTTAGCAAATATAATGCCGATCGAGAATACCTAAAACAATTATTAAAGGAAGCTAGCTGGTGACACTTAAATTAAATTTTGACAACAGTGCACACGCTGACCACTTTTATCATCGATATGTAACCTGGTGCCAGGCTCAGCGAGAAGATTATGATAATCATGATTGTTTTCCGGCAATAGAAAATCATCCAAATGGATACCCGGTAATTATGTGGTGGGATGTTGACTCAATTTCAAAATCAGAGAGTGATGTAATTTTTATAGACAGTGTGTTTGAAGGACATAATATATTTGAACAATCTGTTACTAAGCAAACTCTAGATAGATATCCTGCAGATAAACACTATATCTTTTTTTCTTCCGGCAATTTTTCGCAAATAGACTATCCAATGCCTTACACCTACGATGTTATATTCGTACAATATATTACATATATACTAGAAATGGTAGCAAACGATACGACAATTGTTAGTTATTGTCATCACAATCAATCTGATTGGTTATCTGCAGACAAATCTATACTTTTTAATACTATCATTGGTCAAAAAAGACCAGAAAGAGATGCATTTATTAAAAAGATTACCAAAACTTTTTCGAATAACCAATATATTTTGAAGTACGATGGGGAATTACTAAACGACGCATTTAGTAATACATATTTAAAACACCCTTTTAAGTCTCGTCCTGGCGTACATGCTAAATCGTTGCCAGGATTAACAAGAATGCCGTTGTCTAGGATAAGCTATGCTGTAGCAAAAAAATGTTATTTTAGTTTTTTCGTTGACACTTGTCCTTTATCTAAAGATAATAAAGAGTTTATATCAGGGCATATAATACAATGTTTCATGAATCAACAACCGTTTGTAGTCCTAGGAGCCCCGGGGCTGTTACGTGACATTCATGCTGCCGGTTTTCGTACATGGGGAGAACTCTGGGACGAAAGTTATGATACCGAGCCAGACTTCTATAAAAGACTTGATCAATGCATGAAAGTTGCGAAAAGCCTGGAAACATTTGATTGGAAAAAGCACAACAATAAAATACGCGAAATTGCCATGCATAATTTTTGTAATGCTATTGCATCCGGGCAACGATGCATGGCGGAATATAAACGACTCGAAGACACTGTAAAAAGTCTTTACGACAGAAAACTAGTAGTGTAAAATAATAGTATGTTTAATGCAGACATTGATATAGATTTACCAGATAGACAAAAATTGCTAGACTTGATTTGGCATGTGCCTGCACGTCAAGAAAAAACTGACCAAGGCATTAAACATCGCAGTGGTGTATATGTTACAGATGTGCCTTACGACGCCTTTAACGATTGTGCTAGCATAAACTATCATGAAGCAGAAGATCGCGGCTATATCAAGCTTGATCTACTTAATATGAGTGTATATGAGCAAGTACGTGATCAAGATCACTATGAAAAATTGCTGAATCAAGAGCCGGTATGGGATCTATTACAAGATACCGAATTTACACAACAGATTGTGCATATTGGCAATCACTGGAACACCCTACAGCGCATGCCAGAACCTGTGAACAGCATTCCAAGAATGGCAGCATTTATCAGCGTTATTCGTCCTGGCAAGGCACATCTACAAGGACAGAGCTGGCGCACTGTGTTTGACTCAGTGTGGAACGGAGACGAAAGTCGTGGTTACACATTCAAGAAAAGTCATGCCATTGGTTATGCAAGACTTGTGGCATTGCATATGAATCTTTTAACGGAAAAACTATGAAAAAACTTTTACAGAAATTATTTGGCAAATCTCGCAAGCAAAACACAGCACATAATGCTCTAGCAAATTCATTGGTTGCTCACATAGACAAAGCCGGGCGTGGTCCAACAGCACCTCGCCGCTTAGGTTAATTTTTTAACCAAGGTTATACTTTTTCGTTTAGTACGTTTTTTGTTTAGGTCGCTTAGTCTGCACACAGGTCCATGCAGTATTTCTAGATCTTTATTGGCAACAGTTTTAACAAATGGTTTAAAAAATTCCCAATCTCGTTTGAGAAAGATGTTTATAGGAATCATGCGATTGCTTTCCCACCACCATTGCATTGCAAGTTCCAAGTACAGTACTCTCATTTCCTGTGATGGAACTGCACCATAATCATAAAAAGTGGTGTGTGTAGTGTCGTTGTTGCTGACAATACCTACGTATTCGTTCCCGGCGTAGCGTAACACTGTGAGAAATGGGTATTTTTGTCCTAGCTTTTCGTAATAAGTACTGTTCATAAATAAATTGGAAGTGTATTAAACATGTATTCAACACAGGCGTATTTATATCATCAACGCAGTCGGGTAATTATACTTGACACCTCTATTGCGTCTGTTACAAGAAGGTATAGAAAGGTGTATTCTAAAAAACTATCTCTAAGTCGCGGCACAGACAATGTTATTTTGTTTGAGTTTTTGAATCAAGATCAAAAACCAGTTAATATTTCTGGCAGTACACTGACCTTTAGATTGATTTCTCAGGATGGTAACACTGTATTGCTAACACAGGACATGGTAGCTTTGAATGCCGCACAAGGACTTGCAAAAATCACCATAAGCGAACAACAGTTGGATACCATTGACGCACAGCCAGCAAACTACAGTGTTGAAAGAACCAGTGGAGTACTCAGCGAACCGGTTTATGTCGACGATGATGCCAGTGCAAGAGGCTACTGCGACATAGTCGACAGTGTGTACCCAGACTTTGTATCCAGTAACACTATCACTGTTCCTGCACAAGCCGGTAATGCTCCTGTGTATACTAGTACATTCCAAACCGAAACAGACATGCTTACACTCAGCATTCGTCCTAGCAACTTCACTGGTAATATTCAAGTCCAAGGTGCGACCAATGACACTGATGATCTTTGGTACAACATCAACGATGCAGTTTCTTTTGTTGACAGCAATACCACGGTGGGATTAAATGTGGTCGGTTATCACCCTTACGTGCGCCTGGCAATCAACACAGATTCCGGCAACATCTCAGAAATACTTTATCGATAGACATTTGTTATAAATTATTGTAACATATAGTTTATGGATATAATTCAATATCTCCCTGGTAAAAGACGACAAACCACCAGCGGCTGGATCAGTTTCAACGCAGTGTGCTGTACACACAACGGCGAAAATGCTGACAAACGCAGTCGAGGCGGTGTAAAAACCGATGGAGAAAATTGGACCTATCACTGTTTCAATTGTGGATTCAAAGCAAGTTTTGTTCTAGGGCGCAGTGTAACCTATCGAGCTAGAAAACTTCTTGGTTGGCTAGGTGTTGACAGCAAAGACATTGACATGCTTAGCCTAGAAAGTCTACGACACAAAAGCATCACTGATCTTGCTCAGCCGCTCAGCGGACCACGATTGCCAGAATTTGAGGACAGGCACCTCCCTGAGTCTGCTGTAGCTTTGGACCCAGACAAGCACACTGCACAGTACGAATACTTACAAAAAAGACACATAGACATTGACAGTTATCCTTTTTTGGTTACTCCTGATGATGCCGGTAGAAGCAAGAACAGAGTAATCATACCGTTCACATTAAACGACCGTATAGTGGGCTATACCAGTAGATTTTTAGACGACAAAACGCCAAAGTATATCAGTGAACAACAAACTGGATATGTTTTTGGTCTGGACCTGCAGATGCAAGACTGGCATTACATGATTGTCACTGAAGGGGTGTTTGATGCTATCAGCATCGGAGGGGTTGCAACACTGCATAATAAAATCAGTAAAGATCAAGCAGCATTGATCAAGCAACAGCATCGACAAGTGATTGTTGTACCAGATAGAGACAGTGCTGGACTAAACATGATAGACAGCGCAGTTGAACACGGCTTTGGTGTAAGCACACCGGAGTGGCCACCAGGGTGCAAAGACATCAATGACGCTGTGTGTGCACAAGGAACAACTGCTACTGTTCTTGGCATTGTTAAAAATGCTGTGTACAGTAGAATCAAAATTGAAATGGCCAAAAAACAAATGGCAAAGCACCTGACATGAATTGCAACTACGCAGATCAAGGATTGTACATTGGCAGCACACCGTCTGGAGAAACACAGATTGCCATGTGCTGTTGGCAACAAAAACAAGTGATCAGTGATCCTGTGAGCATGCATCATCCGCACTTGATACAACTGCGAAATCTAGACATGCCAGCGCAGTGCAGTCCTTATTGCAGCGAACCAGGACACGTGGCCAACGAGCGTGAACGTTGTCAAAATGATCCATGGTGGAGCACTGGCGTAAAAATAAAAAAACTGCATCTTGAACAGAGTTTGATTTGCAATCTAGCCTGTATCAGTTGTAGCACACTTTACAGCAGTCGATGGAATCAGTGGTATAGAGAGTTTGATCCCGGTGCTGATCTCATTGAGCTAAAGCAACAACCAGAATCTGTGTGGCAACATCTTGATCTCAGTGAGGTAGAACATATACACTTCACAGGCGGAGAACCATTGCTCAATCCAGACAATGTGAAAATTCTTCAACATCTAGACAGCATAGATCAACTTGAAAATGTTGCTGTAAGCTACTGCACCAATGGCACAGTGGTTCCAGATGATAGGTTGCTTGCTCTGTGGTCAAAGGCAAAATGGGTGCGCTTGTTCGTCAGCCTCGATGGTGTTGGCAGTACATTTGAATACACACGCTGGCCCGCCGACTGGAAAACAGTTAGCGAAAATATATCTCGATTTAGAAAAATCACTGGTCCTTGTATCTTGATTGAAGTGGATGCAATTGTAGGTATTCACAATCTGTGGAATATGAATGACTTTTACAGCTGGTGGCAAGACAACTGCCGTACTGGAAATCAAGGCGATCCAAGTCAGGTATTTGTGCGCAGTATTGAGCCTAGCAGTTATGGCGGGCGTGTGTTGAGTTTGCAAAATTTACCATCTGAGTTGGCAGACTCGGCTAGATCAACTATACTAAGCTTAGAATCACTGCCAGGCGCACGTGATTTATCAAAAAATATAAGTACTACACCAAGTACCGAATGGATACAATATCTTGACAGACTGGACCAACAAAGATCCGGTAACTGGCGAGCAAGTTTACAAGGTCCAATAACAACCGTAGGTAGCAACATTTGAATCAAGACTATAGCACAGAAATACAAAAACTGTTTATTGATATCGTGTTACATGACGCACCCAGCTATGTGCGTGTTCAGAATATTTGGAATCCTGAAAACTTTGACAAAAGTCTGCAACCTGCGGCTGAGTTCATACAAGATCATGTAAACAATCATCAAACCATGCCCGAGCGTACACAGATATCAGCTGTGACAGGGTTGCGTTTTCCTGAGATCAGTGATCTCAACGAAGGACACCTGGACTGGTTTTTAGGCGAGTTTGAAAAGTTTACAAAACGTCAAGAACTAGAACGTGCTATTCTCAAAAGTGCTGATCTATTGGAAAAAGGCTCATTTGATCCAGTGGAAAAACTAATCAAAGACGCTGTGCAGATCTCTCTCACAAAAGATCTTGGATTAAACTACTTTGAAGACCCTAAAGGTCGACTGGCTGCACTAAAAGACAACAACGGACAGAATCCAACAGGCTGGCCTGCACTGGATAAAATGCTGTATGGTGGCTTCAACAGAGGCGAACTGCAAATCTTTGCTGGAGGATCGGGCTCTGGCAAAAGTTTGTTTATGCAGAACTTGGCCTGTAACTGGATTGAAGCCGGGCTGAATGGTGTATACATTACACTGGAGCTCAGTGAAGGATTGACTGCTATGCGTATTGACAGCATGTTAACCAACACTGCTAGCAAACAGTTGTTCAAAGACATCGACACTGTGGAAATGAAAGTGAAGATGATGTCAAAGAAAAGCGGGCACTTGCAGATCAAGTACTTGCCAGCACAGAGCAACGTAAATGACATTCGGGCATTCATCAAGGAACTGCAAGTGAAAACCGAAAAGCAGGTTGACTTTATGTGTGTAGACTATTTGGACTTGTTGATGCCAGTGAGTGCCAAGGTATCGCCCAATGATCAGTTTGTAAAAGACAAGTATGTGTCGGAAGAACTACGCAACTTGGCAAAAGAATTAAACATACTGTTTGTAACAGCATCGCAGTTGAACAGAGCCGCAGTTGAAGAAATTGAATTTGACCACAGCCATATTGCAGGTGGTATTAGTAAGATTAACACAGCAGACAATGTGTTTGGTATTTTTACAAGTCGTGCCATGCGCGAACGTGGTAGATATCAAATACAGGCCATGAAGACACGTAGCAGCAGTGGTGTCGGCAACAAGATCGATCTTGAATTTGATATGGACAGTTTGCGTATTCGCGATCTTGGAGAGGATGCACAAGAATCTTCTAGAAGTGCTCCTAGCAGTATAATGAACAGCATCAAAAGCAAAAGTTATGTTGATCATTCCAGCAACGACAATCCTGCAGAATCATCAGATGATGGAAAAGTAAACGGAGAAGTTGAATCAACCAAACTTAGGAAACTGCTTAATACCATCAAAGATTCAAGTTAATCAATGACTGATATTGTACACTGTCCTATCATACACGGTGGATTGCAACTGTATTTTAAAAATACAGACAACACCAGTGCACTTGCAAATCACTGTTGTTTACGTGGCGACTTGTTTCCTATTAAAGCTGGCGATGCAGTTTGGAATGACTCTAGACTCAACGAGCTACGACAAATAAATCTCAGCGGTTCATGGGCCAAAGGGTGCGAGAATTGTCGCAATCTAGAACGCACCGGACTGAAAAGTTTTCGCACAGGCATGCTTGATCGTTTTGGCAAGCACACAAATCTACCTGGACCGCAGCGATTGGATCTCATGTTTGACACCAGTTGTAATCTATCCTGCCAAACCTGCGGCCCAGATGCCAGTACCACATGGCAAAAGTACCAACTAGAGCACGGTGATAGAACACTGCCTGTTGATCCTGTTAATCGCTACGAAGAAGTTGCTGAAACTTTGAAAAACATTGATCTCAGCTGTTTGCAACAGGTGGTATTCTGTGGAGGGGAAACACTGCTAGGCAGTGCACATTGGCAAGTAGCAAAGCTGTTGACCGAAATAGCCGATCCTTCGCAGATTACGCTGAGTTTCCAAACCAACGGCACACAGCCTATACCACACAAGTACTATGATCTATGTCAACAGTTTGAACTGGTAAAACTGCACTTTAGCTTGGATGCAGTAGAAGAACAGTTCGAGTATCTTCGTTGGCCGGCCAGTTGGACACAGGTCACTGACAACATGTCAATGATAAGAGACTCTGCCCCTGATAATGTTATGTTCCTCATTGAAGAAACTGTTAGTATTTTCAATTTAAGATATTTAAATCGACTGGAAAAATGGATTGCCAACAACTTCTCCGCTAATCGTGAAGGAGATGCTACTGACCACACAAGACATCTAGCCAATGGTGATTATCAGTTGAGTAATATGAGTAATTACTATGTAGACCACATGCTCGACACAGATTACGGCAGTTTAATTCCAGACGATCATTTTGAAAACATTGCAAAAATACATTCAATGATAGGCTTGATCCACATACATGACCGCAGAAGAAAGCACGATTGGACAACAGTGTTTCCTGAGGTAGCCGACTTCTATCGAGACTATTTTAAAAATTCACCCCAACTGCCAAGATAGTTTTTGATATCAATGCCTTTCAGCTGATCCTGTCTTGCAACATCCTGTTTTGTGTGGTCTAACAGATTACTGTTGTCTAGTTCACTGTCAATGTAATGTATTGCATGCACAGGATTGGTGTTCAACACTTCTGCCCGCATTTCGTTAGTCAGGGCACTGGGTGCATAATAGTCTGGTTCTTGAATGTTTTTTGCCAGGTAAGGTATGTTGTTGATTTCCAGCCAGTCAAACAGTTGATCAATGTAACGTATGTTGAGATTACTGATCATCACACTGGCACTGACATTGCTGGTAATCTGTTTAAAGTACAGCACGTTTTGTTCAAACAGTGTCCACTTGGCAGGATATCGCATGTATTCATACACAGGACCAACTCCGTCCACGCTTACGCAGATGTTAAGATTGGTAAACCTCTCTAGCAATTGTTCTTGCTGTTCACTGAGCTGGACTGTGGCATTGGTAACCACTGTGACAAAAATATCAGTCCGATTGTTTTCTGCCAGCTTGTGCAATAATTGCCAGTTTTGTTTTTCCAGCAGCGGCTCTCCACCTACCAAGCTGAGATATACCACCTGGCTCCAATCAACGTCGGCATCGTCTATGCTTTGTGTCATGTAGGTTATGCTTTGATCTTCCAGCTTTTGCCAGGCAGTGCTAGCTTCTGGCCCACAGGTAACGCATAACCCGTTGCAGAGATTGCTGGTGTAAAGCTTGACCATGTAGGTGTCAGTGTTCCCTGCCACAGCTTCTTTGGCTATTTGTTCTATGTCTTTGTCCAACAGCCAATCCATGGTGCTGTTATGTGTTTGCCTTTCGCTAACAGTACCTTGGTCTTCTGCCTTCCAGCAAGAGGTACATGCAGGATGACGTTTACCATTTTCTATGCTATGCTGTACGCTAGATATAGACGTGCCTTTGGGCCACCTACAACAGCCAATGTTTTCCAGTGTCTGACCATTGGTTTCGTAACAATGAAAAGGGATAACACAAAATACATCCATGCGTCTATTTAATCATTCTGTTGCTATAAAATAAATACTTTAACTTGAGAATGCCACCTATGCAAAAACAAACAAAAAGTATACTTGAAGAACTAGAAGAACTGCACAATAATCGGTTTGCAGAAAAAGACAGACACTATGCACTAGAGTCCCGCGCCGTTAATGTGTTAACCAATGTTAACAGATTTTTAGAAGGACTGACTGAAAGTTATACGCAAGAAGATGCAGAATATCTTGAAAGAAAATTCTACAATGCTATAAAAACCGGCGACAGTAAAAAATTTGTTAGAGCCATTAGGCGAGTAGCAGACAGCAATGACTGAATACCTTTCTGAAGGCGGCAATGTTTTCAAAGATGCCACTGGTAAGCCTACCACACAGCGTATCAATCAAAGTGATATTCCGCCCACTGTGAGTTGGCTGGAAAAAGTCACTGGTCTACCTTTGAGCAATGCCATGCTAGGCAGCACAGGCAAAAAACCAACCTCAGGGGATATTGATCTAGGAATCGACGCAAACACAGTGCAAAAAGATGCTGTGTATAATCGCCTGGCAACCTGGGCAAAAAACAACGACCTTAATCCCAATGAATATGTGGCCCGCACTGGAATCAGTGTGCATTTAAAAACACCTATACGTGGCAACCCTGAACTTGGTTATGTGCAGACAGATTTCATGTTTGTGCCAGATATGCAATTTGCTCAGTTTATGATGACACAAGACCCGGCCAGCGAATACAAAGGCATGATTCGCAATGTGTTGATGAACAGTATCGCCAAAGCCAGTGGGTATAAAATGACACTGGATCAAGGCCTGCTTGATCGTCAAACTGGCAACACAATCACAAAAGATCCTGACAAGGTAGCACAACTGCTTTTAAACAAGAATGCCACAGCAAAAAATCTGTTCAGTGTAGAAGCTATAATCAGTGCACTGGCAAATGATCCAGACCGAGATGCCAAATTAGCAGACTTCCGTGGGTTTGCCGAAAAACAAAACATACAGTTTGAAACACTTGATGTCGATGACAGCGTGGGCATCATGGCTAGACTGAGAGATAGAATTGTGAACCAAGGCATGGAAGTGATTGTTGAAGCCGAAATGCGCATTCAGCATCCTGAAGATGATGTGTTTGACAAAGGCAGTGCTGGTGCTAGATCTGCATTAAACGCTCTGAAAACTGCGGCTGCAAAACCCAGTTCAACCACTATTAAATGGGATGGCAAACCAGCCGTTGTGTTCGGCAGAGACGCCAATGGCAATTTTGTGCTCACTGACAAAGCAGCATTTCTCAAAGGTGGCATGGGCCATGCAAAATCGCCAGAAGAACTAGCAGATATAATGGCTCAGCGAAAAGGTGACGATAGAAGCGAGTTGGTTCAAATGTATGCCAATATCTGGCCACTAGTAAAAAGCATCACTCCGGCTAAATTTCGAGGGTACGTACAAGCAGATTTGTTGTACACAGGAACACCTGCAGAGAAAAACAATGTTTTTGTTTTTAAACCCAATACAGTTACCTACTCTGTGCCTGCTAACAGTGATCTAGGACAACAAATAAAGAACAGTAAACTTGGATTGGCTGTGCACAGCTATTTAGAAAGTCCACAAAGTGATGCCAAGCCTGTTGGGCCTGATGTGCTTGCAGATAATCCAAGTGTGGTGGCACTGGGCAGTAGCACTGGCATCTCACAGTCAGTTGACTTAAACACTTCTGCGGTTAAAAAAGCCGAACAGTTGTTAAACAGCTATTCTGGTAACATTGATCAGTTTTTGAATCCAGTTGAATTACGTGCTATGAAACTAACTAACTTGCCTGCACTGCTGAAGCAGTTTATCAATGTAAGAGTACGCCAAGGCAGTTTTGCAAACCTTGCACAGGGTTTCCTAGAGTGGGTGGCTACTAAAGAAACTCCTGCAAAAGTTCAAAGAATACGGCAATGGATACAAGAACACGAAACAGGCTACAAAGCTGCTATTAGTGTGTTCATGGCAATCAGTGCTGTAAAAACCGATCTTGTTAGAAAATTAGATGCCAGTGGCCCAGGTGTAAAAGCCAGTGTAGATGATGAACCGGGACACGAAGGCTATGTAGGACAAGGCTACAAGTACGTTGACCGTGCAAGATTCAGCAAGGCAAACTTTGCTCAGAACGTGTAATCTGATATCTGTGGTAAATACAATGAGAGCCACGGCTCACCATTTAGGAGAAAAATATAATGGCAACTTTTACTAAAACAAATGGTACATTGCAACCAGTATTTGCAACAGATACAGCAAACGGCGCTATTGCTGGTGCAACCAGTCTTGCAGGCAACCCTGTAAACCTACAAGGTCCTAAGCTAGACTTCTTCACACTCACTGCAAATGCTTCAGTGAACACTGCTGGTAACACAAGCGGTTATCTTACAGACGTGATCAATGCTGTACAGCAGAAAGCAACAGTAGCTATGTATCAAGTGGATGGCACTAACATTTCACTGGGTATCTATCCAGCTGGTGCTTACACTACAGCTACACTGCTATCAACTGCTAACGTATCAAACGATACTTTCCAGTTAGATAGTGCTCAAGATGTAGGTTTCAAGCTAGCTGACTCTTAATTCAGTTTAGTACCTGCTCTAATAGCCTCGGTTTTGATAGCCGGGGCTTTTTATTGGCTTAAATATCTCGATGCAAAAAATCCAAGCAACCTGCACTTTTGATATCACACCCACAGGCGCATACAGTTATAGACCGATAGAACTTCCTGGCGAAACAAAAAACGGTCATTTGGTTGCGGATAAAAAACAATGGTATTACGTGGTCAATCAACAAAGAAATTGGGACACTGTTCAACAGGTGCTAGATCTGCGAACACAAATCGACACTATATCATTGCCTGAGAAAACAGGAGATTGTTGGTGTTTTGAGTTTACTATGGATCTAAAAAAAATTCACAGTGATACAGGTCGAGCACTACAGATTATTCTTGCAGACTTTGATCAAGTGCCTGTGATACCAGGTCTAGACGAAGTGCCTGGTGTTGCGTCCTGCATCGTAACCAGTGGTGACAACACCAATTTACGGTTAAAAATTATACAAGATTATAAATAACACTATGAACCCAAGTGAGCTTGAAAAACATCAATTAGAAACACACGTTGAGCTGTGTGCTCAACGCTACAAGTACCTCGAAGACAAACTGGATACTCTAGAAAAAAATACCGATGAATTGAAAATAATCATACGCGAAGTTCATGACCTGGTACAACAACTAGACCGCAAGAGAAACAACCAAATCATTGGCTGGGGTATTGCTGTGATAGGCTCGCTTGTGGGTATTATCTCCTACCTCTTCATAGGATTCATCAATTCAGTTAGCTAAATACAGCTAAAGGATTCTATACAATTATGAAACTCAACGATTTAGATTTTATTGATTCTAAGTATGCTGCACAGCGTATGTTGGAATCGCGCTATGGGCAAAAGATCAATTTTGATCAATTAACGCCATCAAAGGCTCGAGCAATGCACAGTCGTGTACAGCAAATGCTGGAAGCACAACAAAACACCAGCACTGGATTTGTAAGAGAAAACAACAGCGAATACATGAAGTTGGTGTTGTTAAACAAAATTTTAGAAAGCACCATTGAAGAAGACAGCGATCTACCAATTGACATGAAAGATCCTAAAGTGCGTGGTGTAATGGACAAACTGAAAAAAAATCAAAACCTTTCGCCAGATGAACAAAAAATGGCAAACAAAATAGCCGCAATACAAGCTGAAGGCAAAGATAAAAAGATCAACGAAGGCACAGAAATCCAAACTGCTCAAGTTGTACTAGCTGCCAAAGACATGGGCGATCGTTTGCAAAAAATGTTGCAAGATGTTAGCGAAATGCAGTTCAAAGATTTGCCAGCAGTGGTTGAAAGTGCTAGAAGCGAAGTTGGCACAGAACAAGCTGACCAATTCAATCAAAGTGCTACCAAAGCTCTTCAAGATCTATTGATTGCAACACAACAAGCCAAGCAAGAAATGGATCAAGCAATGGGTGCACTCACCGGCGAAGGTATTTCGGTGCCCACAGACAGTGCAGAAGTTGATACAGATATTGATGCAATCAGCGACACTGATGACGATTTTGCTGTGGACATCGAGACCAACACAGATGAAATGCCAGAAATCGACGTCGACACAGACGACGATGCAGTGTCAGTGGGCAGAGCTGAACGTTAATGTTGATTCGCGAATTTGAGGAACAAAGCAACGATCGATTGATTGCATTGGTGCAGTTTCTCAAAGGACGAATGCAGGACACAGACAGTGAAGCAAGTATCAGTGTAGATTCCTTTATTAAACTAGCTAGAGACATGGGGGTTGCAGTGTCAGAACGCAGCCTCCGTGATCTAGTAGAAAAACCACCTCTCAGTAATTTAATAACCAGTGTTGATCAAGATCGTGTGAGATTTGGCGGCACAGACAATCCAGCAGACCCAGAAACCATGAGTGTAGACGATGCGCAAGACGCTGTGGACAAAATGGCAAAACGAGCCGCAAAAAAAGGTTTATAAATCACAATAAACATTGTATAATAACTCAATGTTAATATCTAAATTTGAATATCACGATCTCAAGCGCGAAAGCGTAAACGGCAAGCGATTGTATGCTACACCCGACGGGCATAAATTGCCTAGTGTAACCACAATTCTTGACAAAACCAAACCCAAAGAAAAAGTCGAAGCACTTGCCAATTGGCGCAAGAGAGTAGGACACGAAAAGGCTCAACAAATAACCACAGAAGCTGCCAATCGAGGCACGCGCATGCATACCTATTTAGAACGCTATATTCTCAACGGTGTGCATGAAGAAAAAACCAGCAATCCTTACAGTTGGCAGAGCCATGATATGGCGCAGGTTGTAATAGACCAAGGTTTGGGCAAAGTAGATGAATACTGGGGAGTAGAAGTGCCACTGTATTTCCCAGAAGTGTATGCAGGGACCACAGACTTGGTTGGTGTTCACGAAGGCAAGCCGGCTATAATGGATTTCAAACAAACCAATAAACCCAAAAAAACTGAGTGGATCGAAGATTATTTTTTACAATTGTGTGCATATGGAGAAGCTCACAACGAAGTCTATGGCACAGATATCACTCGGGGAGTGGTACTAATGTGCAGCAAAGACTGTGATTATCAAGAATGGGTGTTAGAAGGTCAAGAATGGGAACGCTATCGCGATCTTTGGTGGCATAGAGTTGAAGAGTACTACGTAAAACATAGATAAATATCATTATGGCAATAGTACAGATATCACGCATTACCCACAGAAAAGGTCTTCAAGAAAATTTACCACAGTTAGATGGCGGTGAACTTGGTTGGAGCACAGACAGTCAACGACTGTTTATCGGCAACGGCACCACAGAAGAACCACCTCAGGGCGATGGGGCACCTGCTGTAGGAAACACAGAAATTCTCACTGAACACAGTGATATCTTTGACATAATTGGCAATTACACTTACAAAGGCGAAGAAGCAGGCTACACTGTACAAACCGGGCCTAATCCTAACAATGCTGTTGAGCGTAGCTTGCAAGACAAACTGGATGATCATGCCAGCGTTAGAGATTTTGGTGCAGTCGGCGACGGGCAGACTGATGATACTGCGGCCATTAACAGAGCTTTTTTCGAATTATTCTGTCGCGGTGCCACAGCATTGGCCCGCAGAAGCTTGTTCTTTCCTGCAGGCGAATACCTGGTAAGCAGCACCATACTGATTCCTCCGTATGCTCGTGTCGTAGGCGAAGGCATCGACAGTAGTATTATCAAATACTTGCCCACTGAATGGAGCGACACTGAATCCTATTCTGCAGGACAGGGTGTTATCAAAAGCACCGGTGCCAATCAAGGAAGATACCAAGCCAAAGTGGATGTACCAGCCGGTACTGCCATTGACAATAGCAGTTTTTGGAGTGAAGTAGAAGGTATTGTGGTAAGAACCTGCGATAATGATCAAGAGTCCGGGCCAAACAACGGAATTTTTGGACGGATTAGCAGTCGCTACAATGTTGTTGAAGGCATAACATTTGAAAGTGCAGAACCACTGAGCAATGATTTTCCAGTGGTTGTTGGACTGGTCGAAAGCGCCAGGGACCTTACTTTTAGAAATTGTGCTTTCAGAGGGCCTGCAACCAGCACCAGTGTGTTAGGAGCTCCTTCTACCACAGAAGCTGCACCAGCAATTGATGAACTATTTCCAGAAACCTATGCATTCCAGATTTCGTCACCTCTCCGTGGAGACAGTAGTACACTTATTACACGGGGCATTATTTTAGACAGTTGTTTATTTTCTGGACAAAGTCGTGGAGTATATGCACAAGATGATGTAGAAGGAATCACAGTGCAGAACAGTAGTTTTGAAACACTGTTCCAAGGAGTGCATCTCAACAAAGCTGCCGGCACAATAGGCCCAACGGGCTTCAGATCGTTACAAAATCGATTCGATAATGTATACAGCAACGGATTGATATTTGATGAAAGTCAAAGAAACATCAGCGGATATAATATTTTTGAAAACGTAGGCAACGCTGGCAATGTGCCAAACTATAAACAGTCAATCATTATTATAACCGATCGTAACAATCTCAGCATTGGCGATGTATTTTTGCGTACAGACACGGAAGCACTAGAGTCTCCGAGGATTGATATTGGGAATGCCGAAAGCCTGGCTATCGAGATGGCAGAACGTATCAGTCTCGGCAGTTATAACAGAGATGTTGGGTCAAGTGCAACCTTGAATAATAATACCTCTGCTGAAACTACGATTTTTACAAAAGATGCTTGGCCAACAATCGGTGATCCTGAGCAAAGTGTGCTTAGAGCATTCAAGATGAGCTATACAATCTATCGTGGAGTTGCTGTGAGAACCGGTGTATTAACAGTGGTTGGTAGTGCCAGCGATGCAAGCAGTAGTACCCTTACTTTCGAAGACGATTATCACGAAAACATTGACACTGGTGTTATCTTGACTGCAAGTCAATCAGGCGAAGATGTATCTATTCAATATACTAGCACAGATACTGGAGAAGATGCTACAATACGCTATTCTGTTGAATACATGACAGCGGCTACTATCCCCACTGTATAGTGTTACAGTACTGTAACAAAAGAAGTATCCCTACTGATATTCAAGATATATATGTTGAAAATACACAGTTCACGGCTGTAAATAAGAACATGACGAATTCATGTCTTTCGACAAAACTTAACCTAAAGAAGCAAAATAAATGACACAGATTTACGTAACCAAACGAAACGGTAATCGAGAACTTCTTGACCTTGAAAAACTTCATAAAGTTGTATTCTGGGCAACCGAAAATATCAACGGTGTTAGTGCCAGCCAGGTTGAGATTGCTAGTAACGTGCAATTTTATAACGGAATCAAAACAGGCGATATCCAAGAAACGCTGATAAAAAGTGCAGCAGATTTGATAACCGAAGAAACACCGAACTATCAACACGTTGCAGGTAGATTGATTTGTTATCATTTGCGGAAACAAGTGTACAACGACTTTACACCCTGGCACATACTTGATCTTGTGAAAAGAAATACCAAAATGGGGTTTTATGACCCAGAATTATTGGAAACATATTCTGAATCAGAGTGGGATCGCATCAACAGCTTTATCAAGCATCACAGAGACGAAGATCTAACCTACGTTGCCATGGAGCAGTTTCGTGGCAAGTATCTTGTGCAAAATCGTGTAACCAAAGAAATATACGAAACACCGCAGGTTGCATACATGCTTATTGCCGCAACACTGTTTGGCAGTTATGATTCCAGTGTTCGACTGCAATATGTCAAAGACTACTACGATGCTATTAGCACACATCAAATAAGTTTGCCAACACCAGTAATGGCTGGTGTGCGCACACCACAAAGACAGTTCAGCAGTTGTGTGTTGATTGAAAGCGACGACAGTCTAGACAGTATCAATGCCACTGCAAGCAGTATTGTAAAATATGTAAGCCAAAAAGCAGGAATTGGTATCAACGCTGGCAGAATACGAGCTCTTGGCAGTCCAATTCGCAAAGGCGATGCTTATCACACAGGTGTAATTCCGTTTTATAAACTTTTCCAAAGTGCCACTAGAAGCTGTAGTCAAGGCGGTGTGCGCAACGGTGCAGCCACATTGTACTATCCAATCTGGCATTTGGAAGTGGAAGATCTTCTTGTGTTAAAAAACAACAAAGGCACCGAAGACAACCGTGTGCGTCACATGGACTATGGTGTACAATTTAACAAGCTCATGTACGAAAGATTGTTAAACGGAGAAGAAATTACACTGTTTTCTCCGCATGATGTTCCTGAAATGTATGATGCATTTTTTACAGATGCAGATCGTTTCAAGGAATTGTACGAGCGAGCAGAACGCAACACGCATATTAGAAAAAAACGTGTACCGGCTATTGATCTTTTTAGTTCATTTTTGCAAGAACGCAAAGACACCGGGCGTATATACCTCATGAATGTAGACCATGCTAACACTCATGGTAGTTTTCTTCCTCAGCATGCTCCTGTAAAACAGA